CCGCAAACCGCGGACCCTCCGCTCGTATACGGACACGGTCGACCGGTTCATTACCCCGAAACTCGGACGTCTTCGGATCGACGAGGTCGACCAGGACGCCGCGATGACGTTCCACGATCGGATCCCTGGGAAGACGCAAGCGAACCGCGCACTCGCGACGTTGTCGTCGTTGCTGTCCTGGGCGATGCTGAAAAAGTTCCGACCGAAGGTTATCAATCCGTGTTTCGGACTCGAACGGAACCGCGAGCGGCGGCGGAAACGGTATCTGACCGACGACGAGTACGTCCGCGTCGCGAAGGCGCTCCGCATCGCGCCGATCTCGGACACCGCGGCGGCGGCGATCGAACTGTTGATGTTGACCGGGACCCGGCCGGTCGAGATCGCGACGCTCGAAAAGTCGTTCGTTCACCTGGACGCGTGCGAATTGCGACTCCCGGCGCACAAAACGGACACGACGTCGGGCGACGACAAGATCGTTCCGCTCGGGGCCGCGGCAATCAAGGTCCTGAAAGACTGGACGCACCCGTTCGCCGATTCGGTGTACGTGTTCCCCGGCATGGAACGCGGACACGAAGGGGAGGGACACGCCGACCCGTTGTCGTTGTCGAAAGCCTGGAACGTGGTCCGGAAGATCGCGAAGGTCGAGGACGTCCGGTTGTACGACGCGTGTCGGCATTCGTACGCGTCGATCGCGATCTCGAAACACGGGATGACGCTCCCGCAAGTCGGCGCACAACTCGGACACTCTCAGCCCGCGACGACCGCGCGGTATGCGCACTTGATCGACACGGTCGCGAAACAGAACGCGGACCTCGTCGGGTCGACGATCTCGACCGCACTCCGCGCGAAGCGATCGAAGCGTAAGAAGCGGTAACGCGTCCGCCGGGACGGGGGCCGCGGGTCCCCGTCGTCCCCGGTTCACGGCACGTCGAACACGGCGAACAGACACCCGATGACGACCTCGACAACCAACCAGATCCAGAACGTTTGATCCATCGATCGACCCTCAGCGGTCCGTACTGCCATCGGCAGGCATGACGCGATACGGCGGCACCCCGCACGCATCGACGCCGAATACCAGCATCCACAAGCCGACCGCGAAGACGACGAGTAACACAACGTCGAGGACTCGTCGGAGCATTGCCATCCTCGCTACTGAATCACGTTTGCCGAGACGCGTACGAACACGGCGACGATCGTTTCGTTCAGGACGTTGTCCCCGGTCATCATTCGATGCACCTGGAAGGAATGGAGCTGGTATCCGCGCGACGCGTTCGCGTTGATCATCCGCTCGAACTGTTGCGACAGTAAGCCGAGTCCCGGCGTAACCTCGACCCCGTCGCGCCAGTTTTTCGAAAGCTCGCCGACGATGAACGGATCGCCGATCATTGCCATCCCTCGCGTTGTAAGAACTCGCGCAACGCTCGCGACATATCTTTCCGGTCCGCGTTGCTGATCCAAAACATCGCGGGTCCATCGAAGTCGAACAGGAACAGCCCGAACCCTAATCGCGGGAGTCCCTGTTCCGCTCCCTCTTTTAAGATCCGATCGATCCGTCCCGCGAGCGTCCGGAGTAACAATTTAATCTCGTCGTGCTCGACCTCGAACCGCGGGTCGTCCTCGTTCTCCGCCATGGTTGGAACGTCTCCCCGTGTCAGACGGGTTTTCCGGTCTTCCGTTTGTTAATCGCGTCCTCGAACCGTCGCTGGATCTCGCTCGCCGCCGCGTCATGTGCGGCGACCTTGACGGTCTCGCGGACTTTCAGATTACGTTCGAGTGCCTCCGCGACGTCCTGTCGCGATCGGCGTCCGGTCGGCGGGAGTGGGCGTCCGGTTCGCGAGTCGATACCGAAAAAATCGCACACGATTTCGTCGACGACCCAACTGACGGTTTTGTTTTCCTCGTGGGCGATAAGAACGAGTCCCTCGTATACCTCCGGGATGAGTGCGGATCCTTTCTGGACTCGCGTCGTACCGGGGATCCGCGGTTGATGACGAGGACGAAATTTAACAACCCGTGCCATGTTCGGCAGTCCTTCCCCGACGGTTGCCGATCGCGCGGGCGCTCCTGGTCCCCCGCGCGGTCGGGCCGTCTGGTCCGCGGTTACTGTTTGGGGCGTTGCGGGACGATCTTCTCCGCGTGTAAGAGTCCCCATTCCATCCGAAGGAATCGAAGGACCGCGGAGGAATCGTCTCCGCTCCCCGTGACGCGAATCGCGAGCGAGTACGCGATCGCTTGCCAGACCGATTTTGGGGCGTCGATAGATGAGGCGATGCGCGAGTACGCGTTTGTTTGTTTGATTCCGCGTCCTGGAGCCATCTCGCGTCCTTTCCGTTCCGTCGTGTTAAGCGCGACCGTTGTTGTTGTCCTGTGCCTTAGCGCGTCGTTTCTCTTTCATGATCCGGGCGAGATGCGCGATCTGTTTCTGGGTTCGGGGCGGGCGTTGTTTGAACACGCGACCGGCGGCAAGCGACCGGATGATCCGGAGGCGGAGGGAAACGAGACGACTCCGGGCCTTGCGGTCCGCGCGGCTCGCGTCTTTGGGGAGCGGCGGCGGGAGGGGCGGAACCTCCGCGCGGGTCCGCACGACGAGTCGTCCGTTCGTGCTCGTCGGCGGCGGGGTCGGCCGTAGCGTGGCGGTTCCGACGACCGTTGCGTTCGCGCGTTTCGTCTTCCAGGTCGTCGCGATCGCGTGCGCCGCCGGACTGGGACGTAACTCGGGAAAGTCACGCAACAGGTCGGCGCGTTCCTTCGCGATCTCGTCAAGGCGGATCCGCGCACCGATCGCCGCGAGGGATAACAGGCGGGACTGTTTCGCACGTTTCGTCGTCGCTAACATAGGGACTCCAGTCGAGATGGCGCGGACCGGACATCGGTCGCGCTTACTGGTTGAGTTTACTCCGTCCACGACAGTTTTCCCCGCGTCTCTATAACTCTCTAGCACACCAGTTGTAAAGCGCGACCTTGCACATTTTCTGACCCTCCCTCTGTTTTCCCTTGACTGTGTTGAGTGCGGCGCGACCATCGCTTCTCTGAAACGTTACACGCGGCGGGGGGCCATGCCTAGTAACGCTCCGTTGTCGAGTCGACTCCGGGCCATCCCGACGGATGCGAAACACCCGAACCATCTCCGGATCGCGGCGACCTGGACCCGGACGACCCTGTCCCATGCGGCGACCGCGGTCGGGGTTTCGAAGACGCACCTGTACAACATCGCGGACGGGCGGGCGGTTGCCTCCCTGGACCTCGCGCGGGCGCTCGCGGACTACTTCGGCGTCCAGGTCGAGGAACTCTTCCCCCCGACCGCGCACGACGACGAGACGGTCGCGCCCGCGGCGGACGCGGGACCCGTGTCGACCCTGGGATGAGGCGGACGATGTTCGGCTTGTGTTCAACGCTCGGACTGGCGGTTCTGGTCGCGCTCCGCCGTCTCCCGCCGATCCCCGTGTATCGCTGGACCGACCGAAGGGGGCGACGATGCGGATCGTGAAAGGGACGGATCGAATCCCGGTCGATCACCCGATTTTCCTAATCTACGGGCAACCGGGGATCTGTAAATCGTCGCTCGGGTTCAGCGCGGACGCGGCGTTGCTCCTGGACTTCGATCGCGGGGCGCATCGCGCGGCGAACCGCCGCGACTCCCTGGTCATCGACGAGTGGGACGACGTCGAGGACTTGACCGCGCATCCCGGCGCACTCGACAGCTACCGCGCGATCGTCGTCGACACGGTCGGACGGGCGCTCGACGTCATCACGGCCGACATCGCGATCAAGGAACCGAAGAAAGCGCCGGGAGGAAACCTCACGCAAGCCGGATACGGGTCGCTCAAAACGCGATTCCGCGGTTGGATGAACGTCCTCCGGGCGCAAGGGAAAGACGTCCTCTTACTCGCGCACGACCGCGAGGACAAGGACGGGGACCTCCGCGTCGCGCGGCCGGACATCATCGGCGGGAGTCTGGGCGAGGTCCTGAAAGTGTCGGACTTTGTCGGATACCTCTACATGAACGGGACGCAACGCGTCCTCGACTTCTCGCCGACCGATCGCTGGATCGGAAAGAACCCCGCGCAATGGGCGCCGTTCAAGGTCCCGTCCGTCGCGCACGCGTCGACGTTCCTCGCGGACCTGTTCGACCAGGGGCGACAGGCGCTCGGACAAATCAGCGAAGTATCGGCGGGCGTCCTGAACGTCGTCGACGACTGGCGGGCGGCGATCGAGACGTTCACGACGCCGGACGAGG